GCGCTTGTGCTTGCGCGTCCTACCCATTCCCCAGCTAGGCTTGGCATTCACTATTTTCTCAGCAGCTTCTCTTTCCTGCATACTCTTGTCACGAGCTTTATCGCGAATAGAGTATGCTTCTTCAAGTTTTTCCATGAATGGCGTCTTTTTTTTTACCCAGGCGCACTCTTCCGGCGTATAGAGCTTAAGATCAGGATGCTCTAGACTAGCTTTACAGTCCCCGTATACGTCCAGTAGTTCGGGTGTAATGGTTTCCGATGCAATTGCTGTTCGCACTCTCCGATCCATTACTTACGGCTGCGACGAGTTTTACGGGGCCTCCCGAGGCCCCTTGCGGGCCGTGGCCTCCGGGACCTGTGTTTCCGAGTGCGCCGACCGCCTGCCGATCCAAACACATCGCGCAGCATCTTGAGCTGCTCCTCGCGGCTCAGAGCGTCTTCACCTTCATCGCCAGCCACTCCAAAGACAGCAATTGTTTCGAGAACATCGCGCACCTTGGCAACGAACACAGGATCGTCTTTGCGGGTGCGACTGGCTCTATCAATGACCTTTCTCAGTTCGGCATCGGGGCCCGCAATTGCCCCAGCTTCTATGAACACACGCGCCGGCGGTTCAGGGTTCAGCTTGGAAAGAAGTCCGCCCGGAATAGCCCGGCCATCAAGAGGCAGAAACTGATGCTTTACCTCGGGATACAAATTGTCCCGCGGGTTCATTTCCTTAGGCGTTTGGTAGCCCCATTTCGTATATGATGCCGCAGCCTCGGGAGTGAGGGGATACAGGTAAATAAAGGCCGCCCCATCTGCTCGTGCGTCGGCCATCAGTGCGGCATGAAGTGTTCGTCCAATACCCGCGTGCTGAGGATTGGGAACCCGTGTGACACTGATTTCCGATAGGTAGACATATGTGCGACTAAAGCGTCGCCGTGTCTCGGCCACCAGCCATCCTACAATTAGCTCCTCCGGTGTCTTTGCAACATAGTGGCGAACATGCATGACCCACTTGCTACTGCGATTACACCCAAGCGTCCAGGGAAGCACACGAGAGTTAAACAGCTTTTTTGTACCCTGCTGAACATCAGCCAAGGCCGCCAGTCGAGTTATTTCGGCAAGTTGTCCGGGAACGGCGCAGTCATATTTATCCACCGTGTATCCGGGAGGCACAGCAGCAGCGGCCATTGTTATACGCGGCGACGAGTTTTACGGGTCCGGCTCTTGTGCTTCCGGGACTTGCGACCGCGACCGGTTCGGTTCCTCAGTTTCTGTAATCCACGAACCCCAAAGCGAATCGCGTGTTTATCCGCCTCGGCCGCCTCCGACGCATCCTCCTCATCCGCCACCGCAGACGCCGCCGCCCTGCTTGCAGTCAGCCCCGCCGCGGCCGCTTGCGCTTCCGTCTTCCCCGCCGCCAACGCCGCTGCCACCGCCGCCTTACTCGCCTTACTCATTCTCCTGTTATAGAGCTCCGCAGTTGGATTCTTCTTCGCCGGCATTTATCTATACGCTCTGAATAAATTCCCAACTAAGGTAGTCGCAGATCTTCTTCCAGATCTGATCGTGAGCGATCAGGCGGTCACGGGACTTGAGTAGTGGAAAGAACACTTTATACTCATCCAAGTCCAGCAGCTCAAAGAACTTGTACAGAATATACGAATACGACAGGAAGTTCGTGCGGTCGTTAGGACAGTATAGCAGAAACGGTGCCTGGATCTCCTGGAACATTGCCCGGACCTTTTCCTCTATTTCAGGGGTGATGGTCGGTGGCGGATTTCCATTGAGACGGCTCAGAATGTGAGCGCGGTGCTCGTAGTACTTGGACCGTCCCAGCTTCTTCAGAATTTGGCGCGTATCCTCCTCCGACAAGTCAGCTACATTGTCAATGCGTCGCTTGCGGATCTCCAGAATGACCTCATTCATCACCTCCTCCGGAATGATCGTGGATTCCTTGGCCTGAAACTGATTGAGAATCTCGTTCAGGTGGTTGATCTTCTTGTACGCATAATTGTTCCGCTCCTTGGGCGGATCACGGAAGCTGGGAAAGTCAGACACAACCAGAGCATACTCTTCAGAGCCACAGCTCGGACACACAAGAATTCCCTCGGAGCTAATCTCTTCACGAGCAACATTGCAAGCAGAACAGTGTTCCGTCAGTAACTGTGTCGCATCAGGACCGTTACTCAACTTCATACGAGATACATACTCGTCAAAGATCTGCTTCTTGGACAACCCAGTGTCCGCAGGGGTCGTATTCGCGACAAAGAATTTCAGGAACGTATTGGCATCTTTAGGCGGAGGCGCAGGCGGCGCAGAGGGCAATGCCTCCTTTCCATAGTAATCAAGTAGAATGTCCATGTTTTTCATGTAATAGTCTTCTACGGGATTGATGCGCAGGAGTTCCTGCTCTATCTCGCGAATCTGAGAATCCACCTGCGAGCACTTGACAATTTCTGTCAGTTCGGTTGAGGTGCTCAGACGTTCGCGCTGACTTCGGAGGTCGGCTAGTTTATTCTGAAGATCCGCCTGCTTCCCGTCCATATCACGTAACGACTGCACTTGTTCCCGATGAACCGAGTCCAGCGTCCCCATCGAGGACCCACTCACCGCTGGATCCCTCGTCTTGCGGATTCTGAAGACGTCCATTTGTAAACTCTTCAGTTTGCTTCCTGAAGACCGAATTTGTAAACATGCAGGGTCGCTGCCGCTTCAAACCCAAAAATGTCTTTTCATAGGGAAGACCGTATTTTTCGACAATGTAGGTCAGAGTCAGAAAGGCTGAGCGATTGATTCCACATTGGCAATGAACGAATACGGTCCCAGCGCCTTCACGCAGAAAGGCAGTCAGTGTTGTCTTGAAGAGAGGATACCAATCTAGGATGTTTGCTTCGGCCGAGTCAAATGCATTGAGACACACATAGCGGCTTGGATATGCCTTTTTGAACCAAGCGGGAGAATGGTCCGGAAACGCACAGTTTATAACATGAGTAATGTTGTGTCTACGTAAAAAAGAAGGTGTGAGCATTTCGCCGGCGCCCACTAGAATACGAGGATAGAACCACGCAGGCTGTTCATACATATACCTTGGGCGAAGGACCAGCATGTTACTGTAGGGCGACATCTGTTTAATCGGGCCTTGGGCGTGGAGGCAGGCCCCTAATATCTGCTTCGCGACATAGCCTCAAGATCTGCTTACCGACCTCTTCATGCCGCTCAGTTGTGTTCGGGTTAAACCGAATTGTATTGTAGTCCCTAAGGACCCGGTAGAGCCTGTCGTCAATGTCGTATGTGATCGTGGGGGAGATCGCCATGTCGTTTGCGAGGCACTTGATGATAGTGTCCATGCCAGTAATAGTTCTACCTCCGAACTTATCCGTTTTACCACGAGGTCGCCTTCTCAAGACGGCGCTGCTCGAGGGCTTCCGCAGCAGTAAGGATCGTCGCCGTCTGAACATCCACGACAAAGTCTAGGTACACATTGACATTGTTTTCGCTTACTCCGTACAGGGACACCACGTTCTTTCCACATGCCGCTGCGAGGCGCTCCAGCACATCGTACTCATTGATAATGTCCTCCACATTGTACATTAGGCCCTCATGGCTCTGCATAATGTGGAGCTGAAGCAGGAGAAATCGAGAGGGGCGCCTGTCATAGACTGCCTCCCAAAACCTCTGCTTGAGATTGGTCGCCCGAGCAACCGTTTCCAGTGTCGCCAACAGATGATTGGCATACTTGGTGTCGTTTTCCTTGCGAACGTCAGCTGCGCGGAGAATGTCTGCAATATCCGAGGAGCGAAGAATGGTGGTCTCAAGCATTTTAGATATATTTGAAGGCTATGCGAAAGTGAATATTCATTTTTTACCGCGTCTGTTCCGCTTCGTCTTGCGTCCCCGTCCATATCTCGGCTTAGGACCTGCAGGCGGGAGTGGAGTTGGTGCTGCAAACCCCTTGTCGCGCCATGACGGTCGCCCAGGTCCCTGGGGCGGAGGCGGAGGCGGAGGAGGCGCTGGTGCTGGTCCTGGTGCTGGAGGCGGCGCCGCAACGACTGGACGTGCTGCTCGTGCGGCCTTGGCAACGCTGGCCGGATCTGCCGGCGCAGCAGCAAGAGCCGCAGCCGTTCTCGCTTGTACAGCTGCAGCCTCTAACTGAGCAGCCGCCGTAATGACTGGATCTATCTGACCTTGGGCCAGCGGAGCTCCCTGGGGAAAATTGAAACGATGAAATACATGGGCTCTAGTCCTATCATCTGTGTAGTGCAGTGTGAAATTCATCCAAGGATTTTGGTCATTCATTCCAATTGGGTTCCGCGGAATTGTCATATGATAGAGTGGTGTGGGGGGATTGATATTGGTGACAATTGACAGAACGTGGTGAATGGCGGTTCTGCTGATCATAATGCATAGATTTTTATCGGCAGGGGCAACTTCTCTCATAAATCCGTAGACTTGATCGCTTTCAATACTCGGATATTCGTTTGTGAACATTGCGCCCACTCCGGCGCGGTTCGTAAAGTCTCGGTAGCCAAAGTAATTTGTAAGGGCGACTGCAAGTGTATCATC